GCTAGGGCCAATTCTAGCTGAGACTCCATTTTATCAAGGCGCGACACTATTGGAATATTCTCCAATTTGATTATGTAGCGAAGGCCAGCAATCAGTAGAGCAATAGATCCCAATACTGAGGCAACTAAGGTTGCAAGCTCAGGTGCTGGCATTACTTGACTCTGCCGTAGCGCTCGTAGTTAGGGTTTAGCCAATTGATGATGCTAGGCAAGACTGATACGAGAGCTGCATTGGCAATTGCATCGACATCTAGCCCGACTGCTAGATAAGTCGCTAGGGCTGTTGCTAGAAATGTCTTGGCCCAGCTCTCTGCCATTTTTTTTAGGTCGCTCATTAGCTTCTCCTTCGAGGTTGAAATAACTGCCATCTTTGTCTCCCAAAGTTGTAAATGAAATATGAAAATGAGACCGGTGTGGGTTAGCGCCTTTGTAAGCTCTGCGCTTCCATCCCAATATCGGACTCATAATCTTTCCATCGTAAATTATATATTTAATCCGCTTATCGCCCTTCTTGGCGCATTTACGAATCTTCTCAACTAGCGCGTAAGCCTCTTCTTTATGAGCTGATAAATCAGCATCAATATCTAAAGCTCTAACGATTCCATCGACTGGTATATGGTCAGAACTGCCTTTAGCAAGGTGGCGAGCATCAGCGATCCAGCCATCAGACTTACGATCCCTATCAGGATAATCGTCATCAATTTGATTCCTCAGTTGAATTCCAGCAGCGCATAATTTAGGCATTAATTTCAATCCAACTTAAAGTATTTTCATCCCAATACCATAAACCTTCAGGCTTGGGTGTTGGCGGTTGCCAATCATAGTTTTCATCAAGCGACCAAGATGGATACGGCTGTGGCGCAATGAATAAATCTGCATCAGGATCATAACTAAAACCTACTCCTGCGTATTGCTTGCGAATATTATGATTATATGAAGTGCGTTTAATGTTGTAACCAGTTGCTTGAGTATAAAAAGTTTCAGGGTCTAAGCCATTAATTAATTCTGTTTCATCAACGCCAACTGTTACTTTAACTACCAAATTATTTTCGTCTATCCAAGCATAATGCGCCATTATGACCAACTCACAGTTCCAGCAGTTGCAGCTGTAATTGTTGCTCTTTTATATCCACCGCTTGCAGCGCTTTCTGTGCCTGTAACACCTGCGCCAAAACTAATAGTGCGAGTATCTGGATAGCGCAAAATAACTACACCACTTCCACCTTGACCGCCATTTGTTGAACCAGGTGAGCGACCGCCTCCTCCACCGCCTCCAGTTTGAGGGCTTCCATTTCCAGGGCCGCTTCCACTATCACCATTACCGCCGCCACCATCTCCACCAGCGCCACCAGTATTTCCACCAGTAGTTCCACCGCCGCCACCGCCATAAGTAACAGATGCGCCGCTTATATTTGTTGAAATACCATCTCCACCAGCTCGAGTAGCATCCGTCCCGCCAGCTTCACCAGCACCACCGCCACCGCCTGAAGTAAAAGAAACGCCGTTTTCTCCAATGAAACCTTGATTAGCTGTGCTCGGACTCGGACTTGTATCATTAGTGCCTGTGCGACCATAACCCCCGCCAGATGATCCACCAGCTGCAGGTGCATAACTTTGCGAACCGCCTCTACCACCGCCATCTGATTCTAAATCAATAAACTCAGATAAAGTTCCAGAAGTTCCAGCAGCGCCACCACCACCGATATTTATGTTGTAATTAACACCAGCGCTTAAAGATAAAGAACTTTCCAAACTTCCACCGCCACCAGTTGCTCCGACTGTGCAACGAACGCCACCAGCACCGCCACCGCCACCTTCACCGTTACCGCTTATGCCTTGACCACCGCCTCCACCTCCAGCGACAATTAAATAATCAACTGTAAAAGTGCGCGGATAATTTTGTGAAGCCATAATCCCGATTAAACTCATTACGATATATCTCCAACGACATACCAAGTGTCAGTTGCAACCTTGATACAAGAAGCAGCCGAATACTGCGCTCTCAACTTAGGAGCAGTGGCAGTTGCTCCAGTTGAGGAAATAGTTGTAGTGCCTGAAGTGACTGCCTGAATTGTTGTCTGCCCTGCACCGATTTGAATAACATTGATTACTGTGCCAACTGGGAAAGCAACGCTGGCATTAGTAGGGATTTGGAAGTTATTAGCAGAAGCAACGGACATTGTGACGAGCTTTTGATCTGCATCTGTTAAAACCGCTGTGTAAGTGGCAGTTTGGGCATTGAGAGTTACTGCTGATCCTGCGCGGTAATCATACGAAATTACTGGTATTGGGCCAGTTCCCGATGCGACTGAAATACCAGTTCCGGCTTGAACTTCAGTTATATCGCCTTGATCGTTATTGATCCAAGCAGGGACTCCAGCAGAAACGGCTAGAATTTGGCCGTTGCTTCCAATTGGCAAGCGAGTGTTTGTATTGGCAGTCGCAGAGCGATAGGCAATATCTCCTAGAGTTGTCTCTGGATTTAGATTTTTAGTCGTTGTATCAATTGAGCTGCCTAATGTGCGAATGGCAGCTGCGCCATCCTTGACGAGATCTGTGTCATCAGGGGTATCCCAGCCGTAATTAGTAGTCGTTGCCATTTATTCTCCTATGCCACAATTGTAGCGTTAAGCCAGTATAAAGCTGGGTTGATTGTATTCCAACTCTCAGGTGCAGGAACATCCTGCCATTTCATTGCTTGAAGGCTAAATGCCAAAGGTGAAACCGTTAGAGTTAGATCAAGCCTATTTAATGAAGCCGTCCAAGTCCAACCTTCTACAAAGCCTTGAAATTCCCCATTCACCATATTGGCTGGCAGATTGACGATATTCAGCGGCATACCCATAAAGACATTTAGTAAGTTATCTCGGTCAGAGTTATCGATTTCTGTGTTGCCTAATGGAAAGGTTATATTCCTCAAAGCAAATTCAGGATAAGCGCGAATAAGAAGATAGAAGGCTGCTTGATTTTCGGCATCGTTTTGATTTCGTAGCGTTGTTCTAATGGTCGTTGCCAATTGGCCATAAAGAGCTATCGAAGTTGCATCCTCATCTGTAACTTCGGCATTGCCTACTCCATAGCCAACTGTGATGGAATTTCTGACATCGCCAGCTCGCTTAACGATGGAAAGAGCTGGGCCGATGGCGTGATTGCCATCTAAATCAACATAGCCATTAATTCCTATGTATTGCGCCCTATGAGTTGAATCCGCATAGCTAATACGCCCTTGAGCATCTTCATACAAATAACCAAGTCCGCTGGTCGCAAAGCGAGAAGCTAAATTATAAACTGTGTCATTTAGATTGCTTTCTGAATGCAATTCATAATCGCCCGGAGTATCTATCTCGCCATAACCACTATTCTCAGCATCTTCCCATTGAACTAGAGGGTCATAATCGTCCCAAGCCTCAGCTGCTGGGACTTCATTCCATTGGTCAAACAAAACATTTTCGAGAAGTGCAGCAATTCGATCGCCATCAAATTGATGGGGAAAGTTGCCCGTATAAACGGCTCTGGCTAAACGAGCCAATGCCCCTACTGCCACTATTTTTATCTGCTGGCTAGTAGCTGTTGATCCTGAAGTCTGGACTGTAATGCCTAAATCGGTTATGAAGCCGCCAAAAAGATTGACATAAGTATTAGTCGAATCCTTAACTTCAATATTGACTGCATCGTTAATCTCAAATGGGACTGATGCCTCAGCGGTTTCAATAAGAGTTAAATTGCAATAGCCAGCGATTGGCTGTGAATAAATATCGGTTCGACCAGAGGTGATAGTCAATCCGCTTAAAGTGGCGCTGGTGACTGTTAATCCATTTACCTTGACGCGATAGACAGGATTCCAAAGTGTCATAGGATTAGCTGGCTACCGCCGCCACCAGTTCGGGATTGGGTTTGATTCAAAGCTAATACAACTGCTCTAGTAAAGCCTTCTTCGTCTATTGCTGATGGCGCATTAACATTAACAATAACATTTCCGCGTTCTTCTCCCCGTCTAGCAGCAGCTACATCAAAAGTTGAAGGGATGGCATTACCGCTGGGAACTATTGTTGATGGAGCGCTAGGAATAGTTGCAGCGGTTGATGGAGCTGAAGGTGTTGCTGATGGCTTTGGTGCTACAGGGATGCTTGGGCTACTTGGAGCAGTCGCAATCTTTGGAAGTGATGAACTGCTAGGAGTGCTTGGAGTTGAGAAGCTAGGTTTTGAAATGGTAGAAACATTAGGCAAAAGTGGAACGGCATTATAAGCGCGGATAAGAACATTTATTGCATCGATGGCAAAATTGACTGCGCTTTTAATTCCATTTACGACTGCGCCAATTACATCAAGAATGCCACCAGCAACTTTGCCTATAAATCCTAAGGCTGATCCTAGATTATTTAGCAAGACTGGGACTACAAAGTCTTTGATGAAATTATAGAGAGTAGTCAGAGCGTCTTTATTTCTAGCGATGGCATCGGTAACTGGTCTTAATGCAGCATCTTTAAATTCGATAAATTTTGGAATAACCGTATTTATAAAATAATCTAAAAGTCTTTGAAGAGTAGGCAATAAGGCTGCTCCCACAGATTCTTTGGCCTCATCAAAACCGACTTTTAATCTTTGAATCTGCCCTTCAAAAGTATTGGCTTGAACTGTAGCTGATCCACCAAAGGTTTCGGCTAATTGCTCAACTGTGCCTTGCAATCCAAGAGTTTTAATTTCGGCGGTTGATAGGCCAACACCTAAACGACTTAAAGAACTGGTATTGCCCTCATAAGCCTTGGCAAGTGCATTAGATACGGATTCAACATCTTTGCCAGTAGCAGCTGAAATATCTAGGGCTAGGGTTAGTAAATCTTGCGACTTAGTTACTGATCCTGTGGCGGTTGCTAGACGCTGGAGTGCTGGGCGCAATTGGTCATCTGCAACGCCTGTAGCCAAAGAGGTTTTAAGTATTTGCTCTTCAACTGCTGCAATCTGTGCCTCGGTTGCGCCAGTAACATTCTTTAGGGCATTGGCTAAACGATTTTGAGCTGCCTCATCTTCAATGGCAGCTTTAACGCCATCAACGGCTAACTTGACTGCATAAGCTGCCGCTGCTGCGGCTGCTGCTGCGAAAGCAGCTGCTGCGATTTTGCCAAACTTCTCTAACTTACCGCCAAAGCCTTCAACCTCTTTAGAGCCAGTATCAAGATTTTTCTTGAGATTATCTACATCGGCAAGAATTGAGAGTTTAAGTGTTCTACTGCCAGCCATTACTTATCCCACTCTTTCAATATCTGCGAAAATGCTTCTTGCCATCTCTTAATCAATTCAGGCTGAATCTTACGAAGGGTTGGGTAGATAAAGTAGCCAGCGTTTCCGCGACCTTTCGTTGGTGTTCTTCTGGGGAACTGACGCAAGCGATTAGATCCAAATTCATAACCTGCCCAGAGTTTTTGTGTGCTACCGCCACCAGAAAAGCGCTGACTTGCAAAGCCGTAAGAGAACTCTCCGATTTTGGAACTGGCCGAGATTTTAACGCCTGTTGCAATTCGTCTAACTGCTTCTTGACCGAAAGTCCTTGTGAGCGAATAGGCTTTGATTTCATTTGCTGCGTAAGTAGCCAACGCGCTAGATTCGCGTTTAGCTTGGCTAACGGCTTCATCATCCATCGCTTTGAAAGCGGTAATGATTGAGCGGAGCTCGCGCTTGTCATAGCTAATTGGTAACTCATCTGCCACCGCTACGCTCCTTCAATATGTCTATAGCCGTTAATACTTGGTCTATGTCTGTCCAGTAAGGCATTGGAATCCCAGTTGCGATAGCAATCTCGATTATTAGTCGGTTGATGCTTCCGGGCTCGTAACTTTTGGGCTTTCATCTCCAATCGTCATTTCCTCAACTGTCAGCTCCCAAATCTCTTGCGACTTGGTTGGCTTTCCTGCTGCTTCGCGCTTATAAGCAAAGTATGCAAGATCTAAGAAGTCCGCTTGCTGATAAGCCGAGATATCTTTCATCGAGTAAATCGACTTACCAGTCTTGCGTTCCCACTTAGCCCACTCTGGCAAGCCAGCCTGATAAGTGACTGATTCGCCTGAGCTGTATTTAATTGTAATTGATATTTTCATAGCTCCCGATGCTCCGATCTCTTAGCTGAAGGTCTCTGTTGGAGTTCCAACGACTGTCATCGTCCAAGTGTCGGTAAGTGCTCCAGGAGCAGCTCCGCCAGCGGTTGGGAAGATTGGCAATACATTGAAAGCAAAAACTGCGCCAGTTACGGCTGTGAATGAGACTGCAAGTGTGGTGTTAGGTGCAGATTCTGCATCAGCCCACATTGCTTCAAATAGAGAGCTTGCAGCTCCCCAATCCTGTAGCAGTTCAATTGTAAATGTCCATTGCTTATCTACGGACTTATAAGCGCGACCATCGAGAGTTTGATAAGTCTCGATAATTGTGTCGCAACTTAATGTCGCGCTTGTTGCTTGGGCGTCGTATGTGGCTGTATCGAGTGTGAAGGTCACATCGCGCCCAGTTATTACTGTTGTTGGCATTTGGGTCTCCTATGCGGTTTGCTCGTAGCGGACGCTCAAGCGGATATCTGAAACTAGTAGGGTTGTGTTTCCTACTTCAGTTACTGATGGTCTTTCGACTGTCGATAACTCATACTTGGAAGCGTTTAAGGCCCCAAGAATACTAATGATCATTTGCTCTAAATTATCTAAAGCTGCTGCATTACTAAAATAAGCAACGCAAGCGGTTATGGTGTAATTCAATTTAACTCTAGTTGTCGATTTGCCTAAAACTTCAAGCTCCATATAGGGCGAGTCTGGTATTACAACTATTGCAGGAACAATTGGCGCTTCAGGGACTGAATCGTAAATATTGGCAGATACGCCTGCTAGAGCTGTTTTGATAGCTCCTCGGACATCTGTAGCAATTGTGCTGGCTGGCATTAGCCCACCATTGTCTCGACATCAAGATACGGCCCTAGAAGGCCAGTTACCTTGGCAAGTAAATTCTTAGATAGGCGGTAAGGCGTTACGGCAAAATCTACGCCTTCTATTGATCCGCCTGCTGCTGTTCTTGCTTGGAATATTTCGACTGAAATAGCCAGAATTGCAGCTTCAGCATTGGCATTTCCGACATAGGTTGATAATCCAGAGAGCGCAGCGTTTCCGGCTGGGATAACATTTTTTTCCAATATGTCAGCATTGGTGATTGCAACGGCGAATTCATATTCTGATAATCCATCTGCTAAAACTGTGTGAGTGCCATTGAATGGTGATCCGCATCCAGTAATAACTACTGATTGGCCTTCAGTAAATTCTTGAATAGTTGCGCTAGTAAAGTAAGCAACATTATCTTCAAGTCTTACTTTGTTAATTTTTGTCTGAAAAGTGACCAGCATTGGCAAAACTAAATTTTCTGAAGCATCGATAATGTCATTTAGATAAGCATCGTTATATAGGGATGACGAAACGCCAAGAATGGTCCTAAGCTCTGAAGCCGTAACTATTGTCGGCATTTCGTCATCCTTTCAAGCAGTTAGGTGAGCGGCCAGCTCGGGAGCGGACTGGCCGTCACTATTTTGAATTAACTATGCAACCTTCCAGAGATAAGCGCCAGCGCCTACCTTTGTTGCAAGTGCGCCATAACCATAGTAAGCAACCTTAATTTGACCAGTTGCTACCTGAGCAGTCTCCAAGCGGAAACGGCTTGACTCATACCAAGTATAAGCCTCTGGGTTGATGATGATGATTGTGTCATCTCCGATACCTGAGCCAGTTGTGAGATTGCGATCTACGCGGAAGTTTAAGCCAAGTAGATTTCCAGTTGCAGAACCTGAACTGAGATTTCCACCCTGATTCATATTGCCAATCAAGTTCTGGTAAATCGGACGGCCAGCATCAGCTAGATTCTGGATTGCGCCCCATTGCTGAGGAGATGCGATGACATTTTGTGCAAATCCAAGAGTGTTGGAATAGATTGAAACACCAGCATCGGATACAAAGTCAAGAAGTCCAGCTGCATCAAGAGTGCGGTTTCCGCCATCTGTTCCACCAGCAATTAAGCCAGTTACAACTGCTACATCTGTTGCCTTTGCATAGGCATACTCCATTTGACGGACGAGCTCATCAAAAAAGGCTGGTGAAGAGCGGTCTAAAAGTTCTACTGAGAACTCTTGTCCGCCAGCGTATTTCTTAACTGTGACGGAAAGGAAAGAGTTTGTCATTCCTGTTTCGTCAATTGTCGCTTCTTCAGCTTCTTCGCCGACTGTTGGAACTGCGGTAATTTTTGGAATCTCAAAACTCATACCTGCATCAGGTAGAACTCCGCGAGATATTGAATCAACTGCTGGACGATCAGCATTTGAAAGAGGGTTAATTACCTCAGTTAATTGACGGGTTGGGATGAGACCAGCGTTGTTGCTTGTGGTGTCATCTGCTGCGCGGACATAAGCGCGGGCATCGTCATTTCCTAGAGCAGCGCGAACGCTCATTTCTAGGTATTTAGACTTGGTGAACTCAAGTCTTGGTGTTGTGTAGAACGCAGGCTTTGGAGCTGCTGCTTCTACTTTGGCTGCTTCTACCGCTTCTTCAACGGCAGGAGCAGGAGCGGTAGTGTCAGACACTTGGTCTCCTTCGGTT